GGAGCTCGGACGAACGACACAGTTTTCGGCAAGTGATGCTGCAAATGCCATGACGGCCCTTGGCAGGGGCGGACAGAAGACCGAACAGATTTTGAAATCTGTTGAACATACCTTGAATCTCGCAGCGGCCGGCCAATTGGAACTGGACCGGGCATCCGAGATTACTGCAAAAACTCTGAACATGTTCGGACTGGACGCGGATGAGGCGCAACGCGTTACTGACGTCATGGCAAACACGGCGTCCAACGCAGGAACCGATGTTGACGAACTGTGTATCTCTCTGACTCAGGTCGGGGGGACTGCAAAAAATCTCGGGATTGATGTTGAGCGTACGTCGGCTGCGATTGCGGCTTTGCGAGATTCAGGGGCGCGCGCAGAAACTGCGGGAGTAGCCTTTAGGAATTTCATCAACCAAATGCTGAACTTGACCCCAGAGGGCAAGAAGGCAATCGAAAAATACGGTCTGTCCTGGGAAAACATGCAAAACATGATGCGGGAAGGGGATTTTGAAGGCGTCATGAAAAATTTCAAGACCGTCGGAGTGGCGGTCGAGGACTATGCCAAGATTTTCGGCAAACTAAATGCGAACAACGCACAAGGTCTAGTCGAGTATGTCGATAAGATCGAGGAATTGACGCAGAAAAATTATGAGTCGATGGGAGAGGCCGAAGAGCAAGCCAGGATCATGATGAAGAACCTGCCGGGTGCAATCAAATTGCTGCAATCGGCTTTTGAGGGCATGCTTCAGAAACTGGCAGATTCTGGCGTTCGGCAGAATATCATTGATACGATCAACGTTGTCATTGGACTGATCGAAAAGTTTCAAGCTCTGTCACCCGAGATTCACGAGATGGTGGCGCAGGGTCTTTCCTTTGTCGCGTCACTACTGGGAGTAGGATTCGCATTGAAAGGCGCGGCAATGGCACTTGGATTTTTTGCCGGGGCGATAAAGCCCTTGCTGAAGGTCGTCAGTGCTATCAAGCTCGGACTAGGATTCCTGCTTTCGCCAATCGGGCTTGTGGTCCTGGCAATCGCGGCAATCGGCGCGGCCGCATACCTCATCTGGAAACACTGGGACGAAATTGTTGCCTGGTTAACGGCGCGATGGGAAGAATTTTCGACCTGGATTGATGCCAAATGGCAGGAACTCGCCGGGTGGTGGAAAGGGTTTATCGCCGATATCAAAGCTGGCTGGGATAAATTCGTTGCCGACCTGAAAGCTGCGTGGGATCAGGCAGTTGCGGACATCAAAGCCGCGTGGGAAACCGTCAAGTCCCTGTTTGCGGCCATTGTCAGCCCATTCGAAGGCTGGTCAGAAACGATCGCCAATCTGTTCGAAAACTTTCCCGAAATTCCGATTGTCAGTGACATTTTCGCGGCATGGAAGACAACGATTGCCGGTCTGTTTGCCAATTTCCCGCCCGAATTGACTCTGCCGGACATTTTCGGGACCTGGCTTGAGCATCTGTCCTCTATCGCATTGAAATTTACCGATTTTCTAGGAATTGGCGAGGAAATTAGAGCGGCATTCGCGCTTGTCGATGACGTTTTCGGGTGGATCAGTGAAAAGGTGGCTGCGATTGCCGACAAGATCGCGGCATGGGCCTCTCCCCTGAAAGGCGTCACGAATTTCGTTTCGGGAATTTTCGGTGGCGGATCAGATGGCGACGAAACAACCGAGGAAAACCTGGCCGCAACGAACGTGGTAAAGGGGATCGCGGACGAGGAAAAGGACAGCGGGTTCTTTTCAAAAATCGGTGGATTCCTGACCGGACGATCAAGGGATGCGTCACCTGCCGCGTCCGTAGCTCCGAGCGGACCTGGCAGGGGGCGGCAGGTCATTGAAAAGACCGTCACGAACAACAATGAAGCGACATTCAACATTGACGCGAAAGGTCAAAACGGCAAAGAATTGGCAGATGAAGTGAATCGCAGTTGGATGGACAATTTTCAGAACACGGTAGAGAATAATGCAAGCTACATCGATTTATAGGAATTCCCCGCGCCACAAGGAAATTATCAAATTTACAAGGGCGCGCACTCCACAAATATTGGAACGCAGATCAAAAGCCGTTGCCCTGCGATCGCGGGGCGCATCATACCGACAGATCGGGGCTGCGCTGGGAGTATCTTACACTCAAGCTCAACGTGACGTCCGGGCGGCATGCTACGCGTTTGCCTTGCAAGAGGCAGAATCAACAGCAATGTTGCGTGTCCAGGTGGGAATTGAACTTGACCGGCTTCACAGAGCGTGGAGTAAAGATGCCAATACCGATAAGACTGCACTTGACGCAACTTTGAAAATCCTGGACGCCAAACGCAAACTTTACGGACTGGACGCGCCAATTCAACTCGAAATTGACGATAGGCGCGAAGTAGAACCTCCGCGTATCGAATTGGCTTTTGTAGAACCGTCCGGAGATGTAGTGGACGTCCAGCCGAATTGAATGGTCAGACAAACCGTCAATGTGCCATTGGCCGCATGGTCCCATGACCTGTTCAGACCATGCCGATACAAGGTGGCCTATGGCGGCCGAGGAAGTGGCAAGACCTGGCAAGTCGCTTACGCACTTACCATTCTCGCGGCACAATCCCGCAAAATCATCTATTGCTGTCGCCAGGTCCTTAAATCGATTCATGACAGCGCAAAGCGGTTCATAGAAACCGCAATTTACCGGTGCGGACTATCTCCCTGGTTCCGAATCAGTAAAGACCATATTCGCTGCCGCTTGACCGGTTCTGAATTTCACTTTCACGGCCTAGACAAACAACGCGAGGAAATCAAAGGCTGGGAAGATGTCGACATTGTCTGGGTGGAAGAGGCCCACACAATGCCTACGGAATCGTGGGAATTACTCAGACCGACAATCCGAAAACCCGGTAGCGAAATATGGTTCACTTTCAATCCAAAGCACCGGACTGACCCTGTGTGGATGGAATTCTGCGCAGGCAAGGACCATGGCACAATTGGCGTACAAAGACACTTTATCAACTGGTTCGACAACCCTTGGTTTACTCCCGAATTGGAAGAGGAACGGCAGCTTTGCCTGCGCACGGAATCTCACAGATATGAGCACATCTGGGAAGGCTGCCCGGACGATGAAGGATCGTCACGAAAGGTGATCCCATATGCCCTGTTGGCAAACTGCGTCAAAGCGTGGAAGCAAGGCCTTGCACCTGACGTCAACAGATACAACAGTGAACTCGGATTGGACATTGCCGACCGGGGCGCAGATAGCAATGCCTACGTTCGCCGGGCCGGGCCATGTATCGTTTCCTGGCATGAGTGGAAAGTTCCCACGCTTGGTCAGACTGCAAGACTTGCGCACAATTTCGCACTCGAAAACGGAGTTTTCAGATTGAATTACGACGTCGGAGGCATTGGCGCGGCCATACGATCGTATTTTTTTGACTTTAAGCCCCTTAAGTACAGGACTGAACCCGTCAATTTCGGCGGCGAAGTGACTGGTCCGGACCGGCGATACACGCGCAAACAGACCAACGCACAATTTTTCATGCGCCGCAACGCGCAACTTGGCTTCACATTGCGGTTGCGCGCCATGAACACGCAGAAACTCATGAACGGAGAACCCATCAACCCGAACAAATGCCTTTTCATCAATCCTGACCCCCCGAGCAATGATCACCCGTTCGGGCCAAAGCCAACCCTAGAACGTTTTCTCGGTCAACTTTCGCAACCCGAATGGGACGATTCAGTGACCGGCAAGGTCATGATCATCAAACGTGACGATGATGAACCCAGCCCGGACCTTTACGATGCAGCCATTCTAGCCTATGCGAGAGATAGTCATTCTGGCATTCGGTTAAATTAGTGACGTCATAAGGACTGTTGACATGCTCAAATTGCTGCGGCGGATTATTCGGGGAAATGACGAATACCCGCAGGTCACATTCACGGGGGCGAGATCGGGATATTATGGCGGCGGGTTGAATGCGGGCGGAATCCGAAACACGATATCCGGCCTTGGCGGATCAGCGGACAAGGGCGATGCGTCATTCTTTATGCCGGATCGCATCTGGGCCCGGCAGGAACTCGAGATAATCTACGCGCAATCCTGGGCTGCAGCGCGCTTTGTCGACATTCCTGTAGACGATCAATTGATACGGTGGCGGGAATTCGAGGAGGAAGACCAAGACAAAATTGACGAAATTTGTGAGGCCGAATCCGAATTGATGATCCGGGAAAAGCTTTCCAGGGCAATGAAGGCGGGTCGACTGTTTGGCACGGGCGCATTACTTATTGTGACCAAGGAGGCCTCCCTTGATACCGAGCTTATGCCGGAAAACATTTTCCCGGATGACCTTGTAGGCTTTCACGCTTTCGACCGCTTTGACATGTTTGTTGTTGAGTGGGACGAAGACCATTTATCGCCGACCTTTGGCACGCCTTTGATGTACAGGATTCAACCGAAGCTAGGCCCGGCTTTTGAGGTGCATCCGTCAAGGCTGGTGCGCTTTGACGGAGTGTGTCCTTTGTCGGCTTCCGGGTGGGACATTTACGACAGGAGCTGGGGCGTGTCTGAGTTGCTGCGGGTCATCCGGTCGGTCATGCAAGACAGCGCCTTGGTAGGAGCAATAACGCACCTTTCGCAAGAGGCCAGTATTCCGGTTATCAAGACTGACGGTTTCAAGGACGCAATTTCCGCTGGTGCTACGGGCGGCAATCTCGGAGCGGACGAAATTTCGATCGAAAAGCATGGTGAAAAGATAAACGAGACAAAGTCGATTTTCCGAACTCTCTTCCTGGACAAAGAGGATGAATTTGAAAGGATTAGCGTTCAGATGGGTGGCTATGCGGACCTTATGGACCGGTTCGCCAAGCGCATTGCGAGCGCAGCGGGTATTCCGGCAACCCGCTTTCTTGGATCATCACCTGTGGGAATGAATGCGACGGGGGATGGAGATATGCAGAATTATGCCTTGATGATCCAAGCCTACCAGAATTCCCATCTGAAACCGGCATTGGACCGGATTGATGCGGTGCTTTTCCCGCATCTCGGAATGGATGAACCGCTAGATTATCACTTCCCATCGCTCATTGATCTGTCTGATCTGGACCGTGCGGACATAGGCCTTAAATGGTCCCAGGCTTTGAGCGGGTTGTTGACCGCAGCGGCAATTGACGAAAATGAAGCACGGGAAGCGTTGACGAACGTTATGGAGGAATTCGAGGAATTGCCGGAAATTGAAGAGGACATGCTGTCAAAGAAACACCCTGACATTGACATGATGGCTCTCGAGCAAACGGGCGAAATTGAACGCGAAAAAATTGAGGCTGGTAAGGAAAATGCCAAACAGAAACAACAACCGCCAAGCAAAGACAAGAACGGGTAAGGCCATTCATGGCGACTGTTTGCGGGTCATGCGGGCAATGCCAGAGGGTTCGATTGACCTGATTTACCTTGACCCGCCTTATAACTCAGGGCGGGAATTCGGCGACTTCAATGATCAATGGAAGTGGGATGAATACTTGTCATTCATGCGAGTTCGGCTGGTCCAGTGCCACAGGATTTTGAAGAGCAAAGGGACAATCTACCTGCACGTTGACTCTAACACGTCACATTATCTGAAAATCATCATGGACGGGATTTTCGGGCGAGCAAACTTCCGAAACGAGATTATCTGGAGTTATCGAAGGTGGACCAAGTGGAGTTACGGCTTTCAGCGCATGCATGACGTCATATTGCGGTTTTCAAAATCTGAAAATTGGACTTGGAATCAGCTGTATGAACCGCTTGCGGAGGCCACTGTAAAGCGGAGTGGAAACCGCATGCGTTACCGCTGGTGGGATAAAGGGAAGTTGCATTCGAAATATCTCGATAAGCCTAGCCCTGGAGTGGCAATGCGGGACGTCTGGGAAATCTCTTATCTCAACGCATCTTCCAAAGAGCGTGTCGGTTATCCCACTCAAAAGCCGGTTGCGTTGCTGGACCGGGTGATCAAGTCGAGTTCCAATCCGGGTGACGTAGTATTAGACCCGTTCTGTGGATCAGGAACAACGCTGGTTGCTGCGTTGAAACTCGACAGGTCCGCAATCGGCATTGACGCCAATGAGCGTGCGGTGGAGGTTGCCCAGGAAAGACTGTCCGAATGGCAAAAGCCCGCCCGATAAGACCGCTGGTTGCGCACAATCGCCAGCTCACAAAACAGCTCACGGCAATAATCCTCAAGCCGCTTATGCATCGAATTTCGCAGCCGTTGAAAGACGTGCGCTTGTCAATCGCGCGGATGAAACGGGCAATTGCCAAAGCCGAATTGACCGCGAAACAGATGAAATTGAGCAAGGATTTAGCCAAGAAACATGTTGCGCAGGTCGAAGCGCGTCATAGAAAATTGATCCGACAAACGATCATGCGTCGACTGACCTTTGACGGGGGCAAGATCCTTTCACGAGCGACTGTGAAACCGGTCATGGAAAAGGCAATCCGGAATCACGTGTCGCTGATTACCAAACTCGACAAAACAACGCGGGATCGATTGACAAAAGGCGCAACCAATCTTGCCATGACGCAGCCGGGGGATCGAAAAGCCTTTCGAAAGCTCGTTCAAAACGAGATGGGAATTGCGGGCCGGAGACTCAAGCTCATTGTGCGGGATCAGCATAACAAGTTGTTTGGTGCATTGACGAAAACCCGTCACGAAGAGATCGGCATTCAGAAATTCGAATGGCAGACTTCGGGGGACAAGCG